CACACGCCTGGCCACGTTAGTGGCTAGGCATATTTCAAAAATAGGAGGAAAAAATTATGGAATTAAAGCTGAATGTTTACAACAAAGGAACAATTGAAAAGACATACATCACAGATACATATGATCTGATGTATGGAACCATCGAGGACTTATTGGAGATTGTCGACTTCGACAAGATGGACGACAACGTTGAGATTGGTAAGATGATCCTTAAGCTCTTGCCAATGATCAAGCCATTCCTGAAAGATGTTTTCGATGGCGTAACTGATGATGAATTGAAGCGGACAAAAGTGAAGGAGCTGGTTCCGCTGTTTATAGACATTTTTAAGTTTTCGCTGAATGAGCTGAGCTCGATTGGAGGAGACGAAAAAAACTAAATGAGGGGGATGAAAGTCTCCCCATTTATGTGATCTTGTTTGACACGACTATGAGTTTATGTGAAAGGTTTCACAACCTGAATCCGATCAAATTAAGAAGTTACAAAGCCCATGAGGTATTCCTTTTGATCAAGCGATTGAGTGATCACAATAAGCGAAATAGTCCAAACAGAAATGAAGGAAAGAAAGTCATTCGGCGACAGGCGGGCGATGATTGGTTCTAAAGTGAGGTGAGAACGTGCCAAAAAATCAAGAGACAACGACCAAATTTAAGGTCGATATAAGCGAGCTGAAGAAACAGTTTTCCGAGGCACAAAGACAGATCAGATTGGCCAATTCAGAATTTAAGGCAGCAACTGCCGGCATGGACAATTGGAGCAAGAGTGCAGACGGATTGAGTGCTAAAATCAAGCAGCTGCATTCTGTGCTGGATTCTGAAAAAACAAAGCTTGCGTCATTAGAAAAGCAATATGCTCAGGTTGCCAGCGAACAGGGCGACACCTCAAAGGGCGCTCAGGAGCTGGCAATCAAGATCAATAATCAGAAGGCTGCCGTCGCCAAGATTGAAAAGTCACTGGATGGATATGAGGGCGCATTGCGCGATGTGTCTGATGAAAGTGCAGATGTCGATAAAAAATCCGATAACGCCGAGAAAGGCATCGAAGACGTAGGAGATGCTGCAAAAAACAGCGATGGAAAAGTAAGCGGTTTTGCATCTAAGCTCGGCGAATTGGCAAAGACAGGATTGGCAGCAGTCGCAACGGCAGCAACTGGCGTAGTAACCGCTTTTCTTGGATCAGCAGAAGCGACGCGAGAATTTAGGGTTGCCATGGGTAAAGTCAATACGGCATTTACCGAAGCCGGGTTCAGTGCCAAGACTGGCAAAAAGACATTTGAAGATTTTGCTGCCATTCTTGGTGATACAGACCAGGCAACAGAAGCGGTTGGAAACCTTGCGAAATTAGCAACAAGCCAAAAAGATCTTTCAAAGTGGACGACAATCGCGACGGGTGTCTATGCCACGTTTGGTGATGGTCTCCCTATCGAGGGCTTGACTGAGGCAGCCAATGAGACGGCCAAGGTCGCACAGATTACTGGACCGCTCGCGGATGCCATCAACTGGTCGACAACGAGCACAGAGGAATGGAACAAGGCCCTCAGCTCAAATGATGCTGCATTGGCTGCATTCAATAAGGGAATTGCTGCCGGCGAGAACGCTGAGGATTCTTTCAACCTTGCGCTTAAAGCTTGTAACAGTGAACAAGAGAGATCGCAGCTCATTACTGCCACGCTCACCAGCTTATATGGAGATGCTGCGAAAGCGTATGAGAAGACGAACGGCGCAATCATGGATGCAAATAGGGCCCAGGCACAGCTTAATGGTGCCATGGCTGAGGTCGGTGCAGCAGCCGAACCAATAATGACGACGCTCAAGCTGTTTGGCGTTGAAATCTTGACGTCGTTGCTGCCAAGCGTCAAGCAACTGGCGGGCGGGTTTACCGACCTGACAAATGGAGTAGATGGGGCCGACAAAAAAATCGGTGAGGCCATCAGTAATATTCTGACGACTTTGGTCGGCAAGATCACAGACATGTTGCCTACAATCGGCACTGTCGGCGTGAATCTGATACTCAGCTTGATCAATGGAATCGTCTCATGTTTGCCCCAGTTGGCTACGTCGGCCGTAACAATTCTTGGAACACTTGCAAATGGAATTATTGCAGCCTTGCCACAATTGGCAACATCTGCGGTTGAGATTCTAAACATGCTCGTAAACGGTCTGATCGCAGCAGCTCCGCAACTTATCTCTACGGCGGGAACGCTGTTGAAAATGCTTTACCAAGGAATCATGACCGGCATTCCTATGCTGATAAACCTGGGCGCTGAGATGCTGACAAAGTTAGGTGAAGGAATTGGCAATAACTTGCCGACCCTGACAAGCAAGGCATTGGACGCATTAGACGGTTTTGCAGACATGCTCACCAAAAATCTTCCGACATTATTAAATGCTGGAATATCTTTCATCACCAATTTGGTCAAAGGCATCATGAATAGCTTGCCTGTCCTCATCAAAAAAGGACCGGACATTATTACGAAGTTCGCAAATATAATCAACAAAAACATGCCGACGATTTTGAAGGCCGCGGTGAATATCATCGTCACGATTGTCAAGGGAATCATCAAGGCGATTCCAATTCTCGTCAAAAATATTCCAAAGATCATTAAGGCATTTGTTGCGGTTTGGGAAGCATTCAACTGGCTGAGCCTCGGTAAAAAGGCAATCACGTTCCTCAAAGATGGAATTCTGAAGATGGTAGGCGCGGTCAAAGGCGCTGCCAAGAGTGTAATGAGTGGTGCCACAAATGCGCTGAAGAGTTTACCGGGCAAATTATTGGAAGTCGGCAAAAATGCGGTCAAGAACCTTGGTTCTGCACTGGCCAGCGGCGTGTCAACCGTCAAAACAAAAGCAGCAAGCATCTTGAAAGGAATTGTGAGCACATTCAAGCCTAACTCTCTTGTGAGCGTCGGCAAGGACCTCATCAAAGGTTTGTGGAATGGTATCTCAGACATGTCCGGTTGGATTGCCGATAAGATTGGCGGTTTTAGTAAAGGCGTTTTGAAGGGTATCAAAAAGTTCTTTGGAATCCATTCACCGTCCACGGTCATGAGAGATCAGGTTGGTAAGCAGCTCGTTCGAGGTATGGCCGAAGGTATTACGGATGAGGCCGGCACCTTGAATAAATCGCTCACGACCGTCGCCAACAATGGAATGAAGGCGTTAAAAGCTTCGCTCAAAAAGAATGGACCAGAAGACGCTGGAAAAGCGATGATCACAAGCATCACGAACGGCATCACGAAAATGACAGCATCGGCCGAAAACAGTGTCACCAAAGTCGTCAATTCGATGGTCAAAAAAGCCGTTGCGTCAACGGAGAAATCCGCGAGCTCAATCATTGGCGCAATGTCGAAGAAGGTTAAAAAGTCAAACTCGTCAAAAGTAAAATCTGAATACAGCCAGCTTGCGTCTGAATATAAAAAGATGGGCAAGGCTGCAGTTACTAATTTTACAAAAGCGTATGAGGAGCAGGCAAAAAAAGCGTCTGCGAAAATGACCGCTTCCATTGAAAAACTCGCTAAGAAAGCTCAGGAGAAATACGATGAGGTTCTTTCCAAGCAGAACAAATTGCAGAGTAACGCCGAGAATTACGGAGATCTTTACACGACCGATGACGATGGCAATATTGTACTTTCAGACATTAAGTCGCAGACCGGCGACATCAAAAAGTTTGCTGGAAATCTTGCTGCATTAAAGGGCAAGGTATCGCAAGAATTGATGGATCAGATTGCCCAAATGGACGTGGGCGAAGGTTTGGCATTCACGAACAAACTCCTTTCCTTGTCCAATGAGGATCTTAAAGCATATGACGCCGCATATTCTGAAAAACTTAAAACGAGCCGTCAGATCGCCAAGAATTTCTATTCCAAAGAATTAAAAGCGATTAAAACGGAGTTCACCGATAAGGTTGAAGAAAAGTTGAAGGCGCTGAAAAAGAAATTGAAGAAGGTCGGCCAGGATGCAGCATCTGGATTCATCAAAGGGTTCAATGCCGACACTGACGATATGAAAAAAGCCGTGAAAAACTTCTCCAAATCTCTGATCAGCCAGATCAAGAAAGAGCTGGGAATCCATTCACCATCTACCGTCATGAGAGATCAGGTTGGCAAATTCTTACCGCTCGGTGTGGCCGAAGGTATTACGAAGAATGTAAAGCCGGCCGTAAAAGCAATGTCAGATATGGCGTCTGCGCTTATCATGCCAGCGAAATCTACCTTATCAGATTTGACCGCAAACAATCGAGCTGCGACATACAGGAGCGGCGTATACACTGCGCCAATCAGCAATGTGTACAATTTCAATCAGACAAACAACTCACCGAAGCCATTGAGCCGTTTGGAGATTTATCGCCAAACGAGAAACCAATTGGCATTGCTGAAGGAGGTGTGAGGAAGTGATCAGATCAGTAAGGCTGGAAAACGAATTCAGTGAATCAATAGAGCTCATTGGGAATAGCCAATACACGTTGACAAACATTGAGGGATTGAATCCCGCTCCGGCCACCATAAACACGACGACAAATAATGCTTATGACGGAAGCCGGTTTGAATCCAGCAGGGTTGGCACTAGGAACATCGTTCTGTCCGTGGCTATTGAATACCCTGTAGAACAGAACAGAATTGCGTTATACAAATACGTGAGGCCGAAGAGATATGTCAAGTTTTTCTACAAAAACGGAATGCGAAACGTATACATCGAGGGTTACGTTGAAAGCTGTGAACTGAATCCTTTTTCACAAAAAACTATTGTGCAAATTTCGATCATCTGTCCTCAGCCATATTTTTATGACGCAACCCCGATCGTCACAACCTTTGGCGGTGTCATTGGTTTGTTTGAGTTTCCTTTCAGCAATCCGGCCGAAGGTATGACGTTCAGCGAGATCATGAAAAATGAGATCAAAACAATCACGAACAACGGTGATATAGAATGTGGCATGATATTTGAAATTGAGGCCCTTGGCAATATCGTGGAGCCCACGGTTTATAATGCCGATACGCTTGAGCGCTTTGGCCTGAATATTGAATTGAAGGCAGGCGATAAGTTGACCATAAACACTAGAGATCGTACCAAATCCGTCATATTGGAACGCGATGGAGTAAGTAAGAACGTGGTCAACAATATCATTCGCGGTTCAACATGGTTAAAGATTTCACTCGGAGCATTTGGATTTACATACCAAACGGTATATGGGGGCGAAAACCTTGCATTGACGATTAAACACAACAACATGTATTTGGGGGTGTGATATGGATATTTATGTAATGGGTAAAAATTTCATCGCACTCGATGTGATTGATTATAGCGAAAGCGTCATCTGGACGAAGCGATACGCAGAGGCGGGCGACTTCGAATTGGTCGTTCCCGCGTGTGCGCATGCGATCGCCTTATTGACGGAAGACAACTTTCTTGCTCGATCTGACGATGACACCATCATGGTCATCAAGAAGGTGCAGCTAAAGACGAGCGTGGATGACGGTGATACACTGATCGTCAGTGGTCCGTCGTTAGAGAGTTGTCTCAGCAGGCGAATCGTGTGGGAGCAAACGAACCTGAAGGGAACCGTGGCCGATGGCATTACAAAGTTGTTGAACGGCAATGCTGTCGCTCCGTTTCAAGCTGCTAGAAGGCTGGATAAGCTGACAATCGGCTCTCTGTGTGAAAGCGCTGCGAAACAATCACTTGTGAAACAGATCACAGGGGACCAGCTAGATGAGGCAATATCGGGCATATGTAAGACGTATGGGCTGGGGTATAAGATCACGTTGGATGACAATGGCAAGTTGCCATTCAATCTTTATTCTGGCGCTAATCGCTCATATGCGCAGACCGAAAATCCTTACGTCGTTTTTAGTGAAGAATTCGGAAATCTTTTATCAAGCGATTATACGAAGGATAAAACCAACTATAAAAACGTCGCAATGGTAGCCGGTGAGGGTGAAGGTACCGCCCGCAAAAAATCAATCGTTGGAAATGCAGAGGGGTGGGATCGATACGAAGTATTTGTTGATCAAAGAAACTTATCTACCAACGATGGTGAGATCAGTGAGGATGAGTATACGAGCCAGCTGAATGAATCTGGAAACGAGAAACTGGCAGAATGCCAGACGACCGAATCATTTGAAAGTAGCGTGGACCCAACAACCAACTATGAATATGGCAAAGATTATTTCTTGGGCGACATCGTTCAAATCGAAAATGCTTATGGAATACAAGCAAGGGTAAGGATAACCGAGATCATTGAAAGTGAAGACGAAGGCGGCCATGTGTATATGCCGACTTTCGAAGTTATGGAGGTGTAGAAATGATAACATACGGATATTTCAATTCAGTAGACGGCGACAGAGTATACAACGCGGATGATATGAGCAACTACTTTGAGGGCATTATCACCGACGGAGTTTTCAAAGGCGTGGGCCAGGCATTCAAAGTAGTTCCAGGATCAGGCATGCAAATCACAGTTGGAACCGGCAAAGCCATCGTATTGAACAAATGGATAAAAAGTACGGCGGGCGAAGCTCTCACGCTTGTAAATAGCGATGTGACGCTGGGTCGATACGACAGCGTGGTGCTGCGATGTGACTTATCTGCAAGGGAGGTCGTCCTTGCCGTCAAGCAGGGAACACCAGGTGAATCACCTACACCACCAGAAAATACAAGGTCGTCTCTCGTCTATGAGATTTGCCTTGCTCAGATTTACATTGGTCCAGGCGTCACTGCCATTGCAACTTCAGCAATCACAGACACGAGGGCAGACGAGAATGTATGCGGATGGGTTCAGCCTCTCGTCGGTGTTACCATCAAAAAATATCAGAGGTATGTGACCCTCAAAGCAGACGCATCCGCTGTCCCAATTGGTATTCCCGAGTACAATTCGGATGTAGATACATTGCTGGTATACGTCAATGGCTTGCTGCTGAATGAAGTAGAAGAATACATGGTCACCGGCAATGGTGCAGGTGCCTATATTGATCTTGCATATACGCTTACGGCTGGGAACGAATGTACATTCATCGTTTTCAAGTCAGAAGCTATATGATATATTTTTCCTCCTCTCTTTTGGAAAGGTCCCACTCGGGGCCTTTCTTTTATTCTTTGGTAGATATGCACAAAAAATTATTCAACCTTTGTGTAAATTGCATGTATACAACTATAGTTGTAGTTG